TGGTTTTATTTCTGATGAGAACACCTTTTGAATTAAAATAGTATTTCTTCCCCTTAATGGTCTGTAAACCGGTCAGCCGATAGCCTTTTCTTCCAATGTAATATCTCTTACCTTTCACAGTAAGCCATTTACTCTTCGGCGCGCTGGTTCCATTCTTTCGGATGTAATAATAGTTTCCTTTGTATTTTATCCATCTGTTTCTTGCCGCATCACCATTCGACAGATAATAGCGTTTTTTGTTCTTATATATCTGCCAGCCTGAATAGCGAATTCCACTCTTATGGAGATAATATTTCCTGCCGTTGATCGTTACCCAACCCGATTTCTGAAGTAAAGTACCATCTTCCTGCCGCCATTGATACCCTTTTTCTACAGCTACCCAGCCAGGATCAGCTTTCGGTGGAACAACTGCAGAGTTATCTGCATTTTCCTCTTTTGGATTAACGGAAGTACTTTCAGAAGTCACATGCGTCGCTTCTGCAGTTTCCGCATATACAATTTGGACTGGTTCTGTGGAAAGCATGGCTGTCAGTATCAATACCAGAATGCGACTTCTCTTTTTCATATTCCTTTCCTCCCATATCTTGTTTCATTATAACAGCATTTCTTCTTCCACTGTAAAAGCATTTTTCCATATTATACCAAAGTCATATACAAATTTCCATGTTTGTTGCGTAAAATGTATAAAATTAACTTTTTCTTAAAGATTGACTTTAGAAATCCAGTAAAATCAAGGGTTTTCAGACTATAGTTTTTTTACTACACCACTTTTACACCATTTTGATTTTCCATCTTTTTCATCTCATCAAATAAAGTCTCATCTGAGACATGACAGTACAAATCCATTGTCATCTGCAATGAGCTGTGACCTAATATTTTTTGAAGCGTTTTAGGGCTCATTCCATTCTCTATAGCCCTTGTTGCGAAAGTATGTCTGAACGCATGCGGAGTGAATTTCTTTATACGAATTCCATCAGCTTCCATTTTATTGAGTATCTCATTTATTGCGTCAATTGCTGCCACCTCCTGAAAAGGTTTACCACTGCTTGTAGGAAACACCAGGTCTTTAAAATCCCAACATTTGCGTTTTTTAATTCTAGTTTCATTCAATAGCTTTTGATGTATAAGTGCATCAATACACGCATTTGTAAGCGGAATTAACCGTTTTCCATTGAATGTTTTTGGCTCGTGCTCTTCGAAATAATACCCGTTCTCCCCATGTATATGACACATTGTTCTTCTCACATGTAGCGCTCGTCTTTCAAAATCTATATCGCTCCAGTACAGTCCTCTAAGCTCTCCGATTCGCATTCCGGTCTCAAGTGCCACAACGAATATATTGTAGAATCTGTGATCTTTAGCATATGTAAGGAACAATTTAGTCTCTTCGATTCCTAGCACTCGACGCTCTTTCGATACTTCTTTACCGATTTTAGTTATGAGGTCTTTCGCAAAATTTTGTGGTACCAGACCGTTTCTTTTCGCTTCGGCAAATAGCCCATTCAATACTACTTTGACCCTCGTTCTTTGCTGATTGCTTTTTAATTTGTTCAATTCCGCTTGAAGCATCACAGGATTTAACTTCTGTATTTTTTCACGACCTATCCCTTCTTTTATAGATTTATATGCTATCTCATAGGCGCTTAATGTTGTATTTCTACAATTTCCTTTACATGTAGTTATCCAAACCTTATACCACTCGTCTAATGTCATGTTACTTTTTACCAGATTTACTCCGTTGTCATCAGCAGTCTGAGCTTTTCGCATTTGGGTTCTGAGATTGTTTAGGTTCTTATCATATAAAGTTTCCCTTTTTCCAAAGCGATTTGTGAATCTGGCTTGGTATAAGCCGTCTTGTCTTTGAGTGATGCCAACACCCAGTTCTTTTCCTTTTATCGATTTTCCCATATAAACTCCTTTCTGCAATGGGGAAAATCCAAATTGAACTTACCCCAAATATATCATTTTAAAAGATATTTCGCAATAACCAGGCGTCGACTTTATCCCTGTGAGCATATAATCGGTTCCCTATTCGAATAGTAAAACCATTATCGGGGTTATGTAACAACTCTCTCGCTTTGGTTTCTCCTATACTTAAATAAGTGCACAAATCTTTCACAGTGAGCAGTTTCTTTTCTTTTTTATTTTCCATTTTGACTACCTCCATTCTAGTCTTGATAGTACCAACGGAGACTGTCACCTGCGTACTGAAAAAAAATAAGAGGAAATGTATTTAGAGCGAGAAAGACATCCCATCTCTCCCGCTCATCTTTAACTATTTCGTCGCATCTTCAGAAGTTTTAT